CTATAGTTAGTGGAAACTTCCAATTAAATCAAGAGGAGGTATAAATAGATGAGTAAGATTAATTATTTAACATTCTCAGAAGCTGCTTTAAAAGAAACAGAAACTCCTGGCTTCTATGCTTTTACAGATGAATATGCAAATTCAATCTATAATGAAGAAACATATACATATACAGTTGATATTCTTACTAGTGCAAATACTTTTATTGGTGATAAAACAGGTAATGTATATGATGCAGATGACCTTGGAAAAAGAAATGATACAGACGGACTTTTTAAAGGTGTATTACCTGGAACAGTTGGAAGTAAGGTTAATATTTTAAATAGAGTAAGATTTTTAAAAAGAATTAATAATCTTGGACTTCCAGTAGGAGATGAGGCTGTTTGTAATAATATTGAAGATGTCTATGGCGCTGAGAACTATGATTATATGAAGATTTTTTCTATAGATAGCTATGTTAATTATATAGAAGAGAATGCATTAAAAGGACTTGGAGTTGTAGAGATAGGTTATAATACAGATTTACAAACAGGAACTTATGGAGCACAATATGTATTCAGAGATGTTGAAGGCAATATTCCTATAAATGTTTTCTTAGACCCCTCATATACTGGAAGAGATGAAGACTACATTGTATATAAAAATGCTGAAACTTATGACGCTGGCGGAAGTTATGAAATTGATACAGTATATGGACTAGTTAAAGGTTTTGAAAATGGACCACTTGTATCTGACGGAGTTTTCACTCTTCCAAATACAAATATTTATTCTTTTGACGGAGAATATAAGAAACCTTTCTGGTTTGACAATACTGTTATAACAAAGGTAGTTCTTCCTACAAATATCACAATTTCAGCTCAGATTGACGCTTTAAGTAATATTACTATTACTTATGATAGTGTAGATTATACATCAGCTGGAACTGGAAACAATGATAGTTATGCAGATTTAAACGCTAAACTTGTTACTGATGGTGTTTGTACTGAAGGTTTTGATTTTATAGTAACTGTAGAATAATTTACTAGGGACTCATAAGCGGGGCTCACAAAACCCCGCTTATATTTCCTAATAATTACTAATAAAATAAAAAGGAGTTATAAAATGAGTTATACGATAGGATGGACAGTTCCAAAGAAGGAACAAAAAATTGTTGAAGAACAAATTATTGAAAAGGTTGTTGAAGAAGTAAAGGAAGTTAAAGAAGAAAAAATAGAAGAAGTAAAAGAACAACCTAAGAAAAGAACAAGAAAAAAGAAAGCTGAATAATTGGAGGTCATAAAAATGAATTATGCAACAGTAGATTTTTATTTAAATGTATATAACGGAAAAATGACTGACCAGGAAGAGATAGAAAGACAATTAACAGAAGCTTCTACAATAATTGACATTTTAACATTCCAAAGAATCAGACATATTGGTTTGGAAAAATGCTCACAGTGGGAAAGAGGAGTATTTGCAGAAGTTTGTTGTGAAATTGCTGATTTTTACAAAGAAAATTCTGAGAGTTTAGATACTCTTTTAAATAAATATTCTATAAATGGTGTTACTATGGAATTTGGACAACAGAATGGAAATATAGTTATTTTAAATGGTGTTACAGTTCCTAGATTAACATACACAAAACTCTCACAAACTAGATTTGCAAATTTAACTCTTACATATAATAGATGTTTTTAAAGGAGGTTTTATTCTATGAAATTTCCTAAATTAGTCTTAAATCAATATTGTAACTGTGTAATTTCTGGTTCTATATATTCTGAAGGAGTTTCAGAAGATGGAGGACCTATAGAACATAGTTTTGAGAATCTTTCTTGTAATTATCAATCTGGTGGAAAAACTTATCTTTCTGATTATCAGAAAATAGTTGAAACTTCTGGTTCAATTTATATCTCTGGTGACCCATTCCCTGATATTCCTGAAATAACTGGTGGAAAAGTTATCGTTGAAGGAATAGAAAGAGAGATATATAAAGGAATTAAAGGAAGAAATCCAGACAACACTGTTAACTTTGTTAAACTAGAACTTAAATAATATTAATTTTATATATTTATATTAATAATAAAACTGACAAAAAATGTCAAAAAATCTTCATGAAATTTCATGAAACTTTTTTGCCAGTTTTGCCCGTGGTTGAGCCATTCTTTAAAAAATTTTTGAAAATTTTCCCTTATATATAAATATATAAATAAAAAAATAATTAATTAATAATTTTTTATAATTAAATACTAATAAAAGAAAAATAACTCCACTGGACTTTCTTCTTTTTTTATTAGTAAAAAGGAGTTAAAAGATGGGAAGTTGTAAAGTAATTATAAATAAATCAGCTGTAAAAAGACTAGAGAAAAGAGCTGAGACAGCAGCTCATAAAGCTGCAGAAGCAGTAAAAACAGATGTAATAAATAAAGGAGTTATTCCTTTTGACCAAGGAACACTTCAAAATACTATGTTTGTTGATAAAAATAAAGACGGAGCTTCTATTGTAAACGATACTCCTTATGCAAGAAGACTTTATTTCCATCCTGAGTATGACTTCCAAACAGTCAATAATTCAAACGCTGGGGCTCATTGGTTTGAACCTTGGATTGATGGAAGATATAAGAACTTTGCAAAAGAAGCTTTTATTAAATTTATGAAATAAAGGAGTTTAAAAAATGAGAAAGTTAATGACTTTGGAAGATGTTACAAATTTTATGAAAACTTTAAACTCTTCAGAGAATTGGGGAATAAAAAATTTTTATAGAGGAAAATTAGATAATAAGCAAGAAAAATCTTTAGGAATCTATAACTTAAAACACGGCTCCTATGAACTTATGGTTGGAGGACCTGAAAATAAAAGTTATGAAGATTTATATGTTTCTCTCTTAATTCATTGGGATAAGTCATATACTCCTTGTGAAGAAGTTTCAAATAAAATCTATATGAAATTAGTTGATTTCTATAAGGTAGTAGATGGATTCAAAATAGGAGAATTTGATGTGAATTTCATTGAAATGTTGTCTGGAAATGAAGATGTTGGAACCGATGAAAAGAATGTATATGAGAGAGTAATAGAATTTAAGATTTGCTATAATCCTTATGTAAATAGTTAAATTGCACAAAAAATATAGGTTTTATCTTAATATTTTTGTTTATATTTTACAGATAAAAACATATTATAAATAAGGAGCTCATTTATAATAGTTTTTAATAACAATTTTAAAAACGGAGGTTTTTACGATGGGTAAAGTTTATTCTGTTAGTGCTAACCAGTTTAAGGTTGATGTATCTAATACTACAACTGCTAGCTATGTTAGTATTGCAAATATGACAGCTCTTAATGTTAATCTTTCACCAGTGATTGATTCTTGGTACGCTATGGACCAGGGCGGATGGCAGAGCAACATGAAGGGTGGTTTTGCTGGAACTATTCAATTTGATTTAAAGAGAACTTACGATGACGCAGGAAACAACGCTTTATTCTCAACAGCTTTCACTCTTGACCCTGATGAAGTTGTAAAGAATTTCCAATGGACTTGGCCAGATGGAACAGTTGTTGAGTTCCAAGGACTTGTGTCTATTGAGTCTGTAGGAGGCAATACAGAAAATGCAGAAACTTCTTCTGTAACTATCTATATTAATAATGCTCCTACTGTAACACCAGCAGGCTGATAAAAATAAAAAGAAGAGGAATTAATAGAGGAAAAAGGAAGGAGTAAAAATTATGTCTAATAGTTCAAATGTTTTAAATTTCTTACACCAAGGAAACAACACAATTCCTTTTGGTGATAAAGAATATGAAGTTAAAAGAGATGCTTATATTCAGGTAGAAGTTATAGCTCTTGAGACTGAAATGAATGAAAAATTAAAAGATGCTACTTATGGAGAAAAAATTAAGGCAAGTATAGACCTTATTTATAAGGTTTTTGAATTGTATGTTTCAAAGGAATTTGCAGATGAAGTAAAAAAGTTAAATCTTTCAATGAAAGACCTTACATTTATTTCTCAAATTCTTGGAGAAATGAGTCTTGATAAATCTTTTGAGGAAGCAGTTGAGAAGATTCAAGGAAAAGAATCAAAAAACTTGGAAGTCCAAGAGACTGTTACTACAGCTTAATTGATGACTGGGATTTAATCGTTAGCAGCTTTTGGACTCAATATGGAATTAGAATTAAGACGGAAATATATAACCTAACTGGCTCAGAATTTTTTAATTTAATTAGTGGTTTCAATGAAACAACTGCACTGATGAAAATAGTTCAAATTAGGTCAGAAGATGACTCAGAACGATTAAAACAATTTACGCCAGAGATGAGAAAAATCAGAAACGATTGGATTACAAAAACAATTGATTTAAAAACAGATGAAGAAATTAAGAGAGAATACGATGAAATGAGAGCTCTCTTAACAGGTTAAATTAAAGGGATTATTTTACATTTACATTTATCATAGTAAGTGTAGATAATCCCTTTTTTAATAAAAACTAATAAAAGAAAAAATCAATAAAATGTTTAACAACAAATTATTGTTTTTGTTTTATTAGTTAAAAAATAAATAGAGAGGTATTACTAGATGAACACTAATGTAGGAAAAATTTCATTAGATATGGTTTTAAATTCTAGAGAATTTGACAAGAATTTAACCTCTAAAATGAATAATATTCAAAAAACTACTACAAAAGATTTAAACAAAATAGAAAAAACAGTTTCAGGACCTCTTACAAGTGCTTTTTCAAAGTTAGGAGTTGCAGTTGCAGCAGCTTTCTCTGTTAAAGCGATAGTTAACTTTTCTAGTGAATGTCTTAAATTTGGTTCAGACTTGGTAGAAGTACAGAATGTAGTTGATACAGCATTTAAGACAATGAGCGGAACAGTTGATGAATTTGCAAAGACTTCAATTGATAGAATTGGTATGAGTGAAACAAAATATAAAGAATATATAGGAACTATGGGACTTATGTCTCAATCTTTTGGTTTCACAGAAAAACAAGCTCTTTCAATGTCAAAAGCTTTAACAGATTTAGTTGGTGATGTTTCTTCTATCAGAAATATTTCTTTTGAGGAATCATACAACAAGATAAAAGCAGTATTTACAGGAGAAACAGAAGCTTTAAAAACTTTAGGTGTTGTTATGACACAGAACGCTCTTGACCAATTTGCTTTACAAAATGGCTATGGAAAGACAACTGCTCAGATGACAGAACAAGAAAAGGTTGCTCTTAGATACAAGTTTGTTATGGAACAACTTTCTTATGCTCAGGGCGATTTCCAGAAAACACAAGGTTCTTGGGCAAACCAGACAAGAATGTTAACTGAAAACTTTAACGCTTTAAAGGCAACAATTGGACAGGGACTTATTCAAGCTCTAACTCCAGTAATTCAGACTATAAACTCACTTTTAAAGAAATTAAATGAATTAGCAAAAAACTTCTTTAATGTCCTTAATATTTCTCAAGAAAGTTCAGACACTTCTTCACAAATTGGAAATATTGGAGAAGAAGCTCTTTCAACTGGAGAAGCTGTTGAAGGTATTGGAGATGCTGCAGTAGATGCTTCTAAAAAAATTCAAAAATCTGTTATGGGATTTGATGAATTAAATAAATTAACTGGTTTAGATTCTTCTGAAGGTGGTTTGATGGATTCTATTCTTGGAGATATGGATATAGATGAAGCTGTTGAACCAATTAAAGCACAAGAAAAAGAAGAAAGTAAATTAGCTCAAATTTTAGACCAAGTAAGACAAAGAGCAGAAGCTTTAACAAAAGAGTTCCAAAACGGTTTAAAATTAGGTTTAGACGCTACAAACGCTGAAAAAAATCTTGAAAGTGTAAAGAATAACTTAGACAGAATAAAAGAAGCTTCCTTGAATATTTTTGATGAAGATGTTCAAAAGGCAGCTGACAATTACGCTGACCACGCTGCAAACGCACTTGGAAAAATCATAGGTTCAGCAGCTGGTGTTGGAATTGCTCTTGTTGATGGTTTAACTGGTGGAACAGCTCAGTTCTTAGAAAATCAGGGACCAACTATTCACGATAAACTTATAAAGATTTTTGATATTAATGCAGAGACTACTGATAATATTGGAAATTTAGCAACTAACATAGGAGAGATTTTTGCAACAACTTTCTCTTCCGATGAATTTAAGGGAAATGTTGAACAAATAGAAACTTTATTTTCAACAGTTGCTCTTGATTCTTCCTTGATTATGAGTAAATACTGTAGAGATATAACAGGAGCTATAAATCAGGTAGTAGAAGACAATAAGAAGAATATAGAAGAAGAACAATTAGATATTCTTTCATTTACTGAAAGTATGTTAGGCTCATTCAATACAATAGTTTCAACTATTGGAGATGAATTAAATGAGACTTATGATGAAAAGATAGGACCATTTATTCAACATATGGGAGAAGGTTTCTCTGATACAGCTCAGAAGTGGCACGATGGATGGACTGAATATGTAACTCCTGCTCTTAATGAAGCAAAAGGAAAGTTTGACGATTTCACTAATAACACTTTGAAACCTATGTTAGAAGATGTATTAGGACCTGACGGAAGTTTTGGAAAATTCATCACTGTTCTCCAAGATTTCTATGATAATGTTTTAAAACCTGTAATTGATTATTGTGCAAAAGAAGTTACAAAAGTTATAGGTGATATGATAAAAATAGGAGAGCAGTTCTTAGAAGATATTCTAGTAGCTATTACAGACCAAATTAACGGTATTTTAAAAGTTGCTACTGGTCTTATAGAATTTATTACAGGCGTTTTCACTGGTGACTGGGAGAAGGCTTGGAACGGAATTAAAGACACTACTGAGGGTGTTTTAAATTATATAGACGGTCTTATAGAAGGTATTATCGCAAAGGCAAAGGGCATAGGAGAATCCATAAAAACAGCAATAGAAGCTGGTTCTGGAAGGGCTAATATGGAATACGCTAACCCTGAAGGAGAAGGAATTGATAAATATGTAATCAATAATAAAAACGCTGATAAAGGTGCTTTATTTAGAAATTATGATTATGTAGGAATGATAGGTGACTTGTTTACAGGTGGTGAATACACAAAGAAAACAAGAGAAAAACAGAAATCAGTTCCAGCACTTGCAACTGGTGGATATATTGGACCTGGACAACCTACACTTGCTCTTATCGGTGATAATAGAAGTCAAGGTGAAATCGTTTCTCCTGTTGACAAAATGGCTGAAGTATTTGAGAATGTTTTAGCTAGAACTGGAAGCGGACAACCTCAACAAATAGTTTTAAATAACTACACTACATTAGATGGTAGAGTTATTTATTCAGAAACTAAAAACCTTTCATTTAATGAAGCTAACAGACAGGGAAGCAGACAATATAGATAATTAAATAAAAGTTATTTTGAGGGGCTTTTACTAATAAAATAAAGAAGAAATTATTTTTGTTTTATTAGTTTTAAAAAGCTCCTCATTTTAACAATTTTGAAAATAGGAGGTCATAAAATGGCTAGAGTTTTTAAAATAGGCAATACAAATATGCCTTGGCCAACTTCTGGTTTTGGAGTTGGTGAAAATGATATTTCCGATGAAGCTTCTGGAAGAAGTTTGAGTGGATTAATGGACAAGTATATAGTAGCTCAAAAAAGAAAATTTAGTTGTGAATGGAAGAATTTATCAGATTCACAATGTTCTTTTCTTCTCCAAGCAGTCAAAGGAAATTCACTACAAGACGCAAGAGGAAAGACATTTGTTTCAATGACATACCCAGACCCTATTTCTGGTACTGATGAAACTAGAACATTTTACACAGGCGATGTTTTAGCAACTGCTAAGGTTTGTATAAATGATGTTTATTATTGGGATGTTAGATTTGACTTTATTGAACAGTAAGGAAGGAGGATTCTTATATGGTTTTAAATTTTACTTTAAACGATGAGAGCACTTTAAAGATAACTAATAATGAAATAATTTCTTCTTCATATAAATCAGATTCCTCTTCCAGCAATGAAATTCAATTTGGTTTTGCTTCTTCTGCTGGTCTAGATTTTTCAATTATTGACCTAGAAGGAGATTATACTGATGTAGATTTTGACGGTGCTACAATTGAAATGTATAACGACGCAGAAACAATAAAAAAAGGAATTTTTACAGTTAAAAGCGTCAGTAGAAGAAAAGAAATAATAAATATAAGCTCATTAGACAATATGAGCAAATTTGACAAGAGATTTACGGACAACTTATGGAGTGGAACAGTAGAAGAATTATTAACTAAGATATGTACTGACTGTGATGTAACTATGGGAGATAGTTGCACTGATTTTTTACATTCAGATATAATTCTTCCAAATTCAGACCCTTTCATAAATATGAACTGTAGAGAGATATTGCAGGCTATTTGTGAATGTGCTGGTTGTTTTGCTATTATTGATGCTGATGGTGAATTACAATTGAAATGGTTTAATCTTTCAACTGTAAAAGAGAGAATTGCTTATAGTGCTCTCAAAGATGTGGAGATAAACGACGCTGAAAACAATATAACTGATGTTTCTGGTGTTATAGGTGGATTAGAATTTAAAACCTATGATTCTGAACCTGAAGGATATGAAATTATATTAGGAAATAACAATCCTATAATTTATAATCATAATTATGAAGAAACACAGGCTATATTTGATGAAATAAAGGAAGAAAGACTAGTAGATTTTAATTATTATACATTAGATTTACAAACTAGAACTATATGGGATTTAGAGGTTGGAGATACAATAGAAGTTCAGAATAAGAATAATTCTTATTACAAAGCTATTGTAACTAATATAGAATACGCTAACGATTGTAATATGTATATAGTTTCATCTGGTGAAAATCACGACAGAAACTATAACTCTATAAATAATAAAGATTCAGAGGCTTACGGTGGAACTTTAATATTTGGAACTAACAAAGATACAGACGGAGAATATTTCATAAAAATAAAAGATATTAATCCATCTTCACAGGCTTATCTTAATATCTCTGATTCTTCTCTAAATGGTTCTGTCGTAATAGAACTAGAAGGAACAACACTTAAAACTTTAACAAATAACGGTTTTACTTCTTATGGTTTTGTTGTTAATTTAGAGACTACAATGCAGGAAAATATATTGAAGATAACAGGAACGGGAGTCAGTGACTTAGAAATTTCTTTAATATTAGTAAATTGCAGTGCTGAAGAGACAGAAGAACCAGTTCCAGAGTATGTAGTAATTAATAGAGAGAATGTTCACGACACTTTACTCTTAAATATAGTAGAGATTCAGAACCAAAATGCAGGAGGCGGAGGCTATGTTGAATAATTTTTCTTTTACTAGTCTTAATAAATTGTTGAAAAACAATTTATTGGAAATTACTAATAAAATAAAAAAGGAGGTAAAATAATATGCCTAGTTATAGAATTTTAGATGATAATCAGAATGAAATAACTCATTTGGAAATACCAGAAGAATGTGTTGTTGGTTCTGAATTGGAAGGGATACCTATTGTAGGAATAAATGATGGTGCATTTACTAACTGTGTAAACTTAAAAACATTGGATTTGGATGCTATAACTTCAAATATTCAGATAGGTTATACAACCGCACAAGGAACAACAGGAGCTTTTGAAGGTTGCACTTCTTTAGATACAATTATTTTTCCTACTGATTTTGGAACAATAACAATAGTAGGAGCATTTAAAGGTTGTACTTCTCTAACTGATTTGGATTTTTCAAATATTACTTCTGGAAAAATTCAATTAGATAATTCTTGTCTTTTAGGAAGTGGAATTGTTGATATAGATACAGAAGATGTAGTAGAAACAATAGGACCTAACGCTTTTAAAGATTGTTTATCTTTAAACAGTGTGATAACAGAAGCTTATTATTTTGGAAATGGTGCTTTTATAGGTTCTTCTATAAAAGAAATAACTTTTAACAATAAAGATATAACAACATTAGGAGCCCAGATATTTAATAATTGTCCTAATTTAGATACAATAAATTTCAATGGAACAAAAGCAGAATGGTATTCACTAAATAAAACTGACGGTTGGGAAATAGATTTACCATATATGCCTAGCGGTTGGGAAGATGGAACATATAAGGTTCACTGCACGGATGGTGATACTCCTCTAATTCCTCCTAAAGATGCTGGTATGTATAATAACGGAGTATTTACTAGTTGGAATGATTTAGTAAATAATGGTGATATAACAGTAACTAACGGAGAAATAACAGCATCAACTAGCAATATTTCAGGTGAATTAGTTATTCCTGATACTGTAACAACAATAGGAGCTCAAGCATTCCAAAACAATCAAAATATTACTTCAGTTTATTTCCCTGATAGTATAGTTAATATAGGAGCTGCAGCATTTAATAACTGTCAGAATCTAACAGATATTAATTTATCTAGAGTTAGTGGAACAATTGGAGTAGGTGCATTTTCAAGTTGTTATTCAGTTGAAAGAATAGTAATTGGCTCTGGAATCTCAGCTATTTATGGAGGAGCTTTTGAATCTTGTGTTAATGTTACAGAACTTAAATTTATAAATGGAAATCTTAGATATTTAAACCCAGGTGCAGCAATTCCTGGAAGTTCTGACTGTTTTGGAAATTTAACATCTCTAGAAGAAGTAGTATTACCTGATAATCTAGAATATATAAAATCTAATTGTTTTGATGGTTGCACAAATCTTAAAAAAGTAACATTAGGGAAAAATATTGGAATAAATGGAACTTCAAATACTCCATTTATTGACAGTTATGCATTCAATAATTGTAATAGTATAACAGATATATATTACAATGGAAATATAGATATGTGGTATGCTGACAATACTAGAAACGGAAACTCTGATACTAGTCTTAGGCGTATATTAAACACAGATAAAGTTTTACACTGTTTAAATGGTGATTGTTACTATTCTGGAACAGGAGAGCAGTTAACTTCCACCAATATGTCTAATTATGGAATGTCAATTTCTAACAACAAATACTATAAAGATGGTATTGAATCTGATACAATAGATATGAGAACTGGTTATATTAATACATCAGATGATACATATCACTTTATAAATGATATAGTTGCTGGATTATTTGCAGGAGTAACAAACATTAAAGAAGTTATTCTTCCTCTTCCTATGGGACAGTTAAAAAATACAGTATTTAACGGCTGCTCTTTGCTTGAGAAGATTAACATAGAAGATATATATAAATCAACAAGTGCTCCAGCACTAGACGCACTTTCTGGAACAAACTTAAAAGGAACTTTGAACACAAACGGAATAAATCCATTCATAGGAAATCTTGTTAGAAAGAGATATAATTCAACTTGTTTTGATAATAACGCTTTAAGAGATATTGAATACTTGCATTTAAAGACCTCTATAATTAATACTAACAATGTATTCAACAATATGACAAACTTAAAAGAAGTCCATTTTGGAATAGAAGGAGTATCTAATACAGTTGAATGTGGTTCTAGTGTTAATAATATGTTTTACAATTGTGGAAACCAGAATACAGAAATATATTTTGAAAAACCAATTGCATATATACAAGGTGATTATATTAATTCTACATCAACAAATACTCAAAACTTCTGGAACCTATTCAAAACACAATTCTCACAATATACATCAGTTATTCACTGCACTGATGGGGACTGTGACTGGTTAGGAAATACTATTTAAATATTAGAAGAGAGAGTTTTTAAACTCTCTCTTTTTTTATTTATATTGAAAGATAAAAAACATATTATATAATAAAGATTTTTTATATAGTAGAGGTGTTTAAAAATGGATGAAAAGTTACTGAATGAAATAGTGCAAAGACTTGTTGCAATTGAAACAAAATTGGAATCAATTATCAAGGTAAAAGATGATGTAGAAGAATTAAAAAAAGATGTTGTAAGATTACAAGAACAGACATCACAGCAACAGAAGGAAATTGATGCTATTGTAGAATCAAATAAATGGCTCTCCAGAGCTGTTGTCGGTGCAGTTGTAACAGCTGCTGTTGGTCTTGTTTTTGTATTAATTAAAATGGGATTAGGGATGAATCCTTAATCTATTTTTATTTTATTAGTTTATTAAGTCAATAAATTGTTGAAATACAAAATATTGACTTAATAATTATATAAAAAGGAGTGAAGAAAAATGTTCAAATTAACACTAGAAAATAAGAAAAACACTAATAAAAGAAAAATAGAAACCTCTAAAGTTCTTTTATTAAGTGTAATTGTTCTTACTTATGCTTTTACTTTATTTGTTTGTTTTATGGTTTATAAAACTGAAGACCTCTCTCCTTTATCTTATCTAATTCCAGCAATTTTTGGTTTATCAACCACTGCTGTTGGATTTTACAGTTGGAAAGCTAAGAAGGAAAATTTATTAAAGATAGGAATACAAAAGATAAAAGAAGAGGAAAAATTAAAGAAACAATATAATAAAGAAGATGTTAAGATAAATCTAGAAGAAAAAGAGAGTAGTGTTGAAAATTACGGAATCTATAATGAATTCAACGATGGAGGTATAGGATGAACTACAATTTTTATGTAAAAAATAATAAATCAGTAAATCCAAGGAATCTAGTTATTGACAATAAATATTCTAATGATGTTTCTTTCATTAATTTTAACTTTGACGATGTAGAAGATTTAGAAGATTATACTTATAAATATATCGCTTTAAAAATTAATTCTTCTTCTTATATTCTTCCAATTATCAATAATAAAATCACTATTACAAGTAATATTTCTAAATTACCTGGTTTATATACTGCAGTAATTATTTTAAGAAATAGACCTTACGATGAAACAACAGAAGAATTTAAACAGTTTATTTCTAATGAGTTTTATTTTGAAATTAAGAGTAATTTCTTAACTGAAACAATAGGAACAAAACCAACAGAAGAAAATATTGCTGCTTGGTATGAGGAAATTGAGACTTATGTTCATAGTGATGAATTTAAGGAAGAATGTAAAGGAGACCCAGGACCAGCTGGTGAAGATGGAGCTCCTGGAACAACTTTTATTCCATCAGTTAGCACAGAAGGAGTTATTTCTTGGACTAATGACGGAGACTTACCAAATCCAGAAAGTAGAAACATAAAAGGACCTAAAGGTGATGATGGAAACGATATTTATAATTCTTATGTAAATTATTCTTACTGGTGCGGTCCTAACAATCAACCAGAAGCAGTAGAAAACAGACCTTTTTATTTCAAAGATTCTTCAGTTTATAATCTTGTTAATAATGTAGCTGAAGGTGCTTTTTATCAGGTTGCTTTTGGGGATAAAACAAAATGGCTCTATCATAAATGGACTGACGGAGGAGACACAACTGCTTGCTTATTTAAGTATTGGTTAGAAGATGAAATAGATTCTTCTAATTTCTGGAGTAAACAATTATTAAGAGTTGAACTTTGGAAGAATGGGGAATATAAATTAAATTATCATACAGATTACACTAATATGAATGATGATACTTTTATTGTTAGTAACAATGGAAGAGTATTTTTAAAACACTATATTCTCTCTCCAGAAGATTTTGCTGAGCAGTATTTAAAAGAAACTTCTTCTAATTCACTCAGAAAAAGTGGAGATGAAGGTCAAGAATGTGGAATAAAATAATAAAAAGGAAGGTATAAAAATGATGGAAGGTGTAAAAAATTTCTTACAATTTGTAAATGATAATTGGACAATGATTATCACAATTATTGGACTTGGACTTGGAATTTATAAGAAAATTAAAGATTATTTAAGCAAATCAGAGCAGGAAAAGATTGATATAGCTTTAACTCAAATAAGAAAGAGTATGCTTGAACTTGTTGTTAAAGCAGAAAAGGAATATGGTTCCGATACTGGAAAGCTTAAGAAGTCAAAGGTTTTAAATGAAATCTATGCTAAATATCCAGAACTTAAAAATATCGTTAATCAGGAAGATTTAGAAAAACAAATTGATGATATAATTGATGAAAATCTTGACCAAATGAAGAAAATGTTAGAAAATAATAAAGATTTTAAAGAGTTTTTGTATAGTTTTAAGTAAAAACTAATAAAAAAAGAAGAAGAGAGCTTTAATTAGCTCTCTTTTCTTGTTCCTTTTTTCTTTTATTAGTTCAAATTATCACTACTTTTTTATATTTTTTAAAGATTTATAAAGTGTCTCTCCATCAAGATTAATATTAATTTCCAAATTTATTGGATTTAATTCTTCATCCTCTTCATCATTCTCTGAAATATCTTTTAATACTTCTGCTAAATGGATTCCTCTTTCTGCTATATATACATCATAATCCCAGATACCTTCAATATCTCTTCCACTTTGATGTTCTATAAACTTATACTCAAATCCATTTTCTTTTAAATCTTCTTGAAGAAGTTCATATTTTTGTTTTATAAGTCTTAATTCTTCAATCTCTCTTCTATGAGATTCTATTAAATCTTTATATCCTTGAAATTCTTTATCGCTCAATATTTTCATAATAATCATTCTCCTTTAAATAAATTTAATAATGTTTCTTTAAATATTTTTCCAATGAAAGTATTTTCATCTGGAACTGAATCATCAAATTTAAGATTGTTTCTACTTTCTTCTTCTCTAAGATTCTTTATTACTCTCAAGAAATCAACTAGTAGATAATCTTTTATATTGCTTAATATTTCCTTGAACTGTTCTTCCTCTAGTTCTTCAATATATTCAATTGATAAATTATTTTCTTCCTTTATTCTATAAAATTCTGCATTAATCTCTTGTCTAGTACGCTCTTCTATAGCTGGAAGATATTTTCCTTCAATAGGTCCTAAATCTTTCTGCAATTCACAAACAATATCATTAGTAACAAAGATATCAAATAGTTTATCATATTGTTTCTTTCTATATAGTGAATTTTTATAATTTTCAAGTTCTTCCTTTTCATCGTTAATAGCTTGTTGAATTTCTGATATAAGCTTATTTCTGTTGTTAAAAGACATATTACTTATAAGAATGTTATTTAATTTTTCTTGTTTTACTTTTATGTCTCTCTCAAGGTTTTTAATATGTGTTTCACCTTCACCTAAGTTTACAAAATGATTTGTTTTCATAATTTTTTATCTCCTTTATAAGTTTTATTTATTATATTATATTACTTAAATAATACAAATATAATAAAAACTGCTCTATAAAGCAAATTTATTTTTTGTTTTATTAGTTCTTTCCTGTGCTTATAATATACTAATAAAAGAAAAAGAGGTGAATAATAAATGACAAAAGAAGAGTTTATTAAAGAAATAGCTTCTTATGTTAACAAGTATAGGGAACAATTTGGAATAAAAGTTGCTTCTCCAATTATAGCTCAGGCTTGTAAAGAATCAGCTTTTGGAACTTCTGAACTTGCTATAAATGCTAAAAATATTTTAGGAATTAAACTTAAAACAAACTGGCAAAAAAGAACTCCAGGAGCAATAGGCGGATATAATAAAGATACTAAGGAAGAATATAAAATAGGACAAATAACAAATATAAACGCTACTTTTGCTAAATTTAATTCTTGGGAAGATTGTGTTTTAAATTACTTCTATTTTATAACTACTGTAAACAATTATAAAGAGGTTATAGGATGCACTGACCCAGAATCTTATTGTCATATAATTAAAAAAGGCGGCTATGCTACTGGCTCAAATTATGATAATTCTTTAATTGAAGACTATATAAAGAAGTATAATTTAACTCAATACGATAAAAAAGATATTGTAATAATTAAACCAGAAGACACAGTTTCAGGTTATTCTAATTCTCCACTTGTTTCATACTTTAATCCTGCTAAATATAACGGAGGAGAAAGATTACATAAAATAGATACAATAACTATTCACTGCATCGTTGGCCAGTGGACAGCAAAACAGGGCTGTGATTATTTTGCTAATATAGACAGGAAGGCTAGTTGTAACTATGTTGTAGGAAAAGATGGAGATATAGGTCTATCTGTTGAAGAAAAATACTGCAGCTATTGTAGTAATAGCTCAGAAGGAAAAAACGCAAACGACCAAAGAGCAATTACAATAGAAACTGCATCAGACAAAACAGACCCTTATGCAATAACAGACAAAGCTTTAAACGCTTTAATCTTACTATGTGCTGATATTTGCAAAAGAAACGGTATTCCAGCTCTTAAATTTTCTTATGATAAAAATGAGAGGGTAAATCATTTAAATGGTGTAAATATGACCTGTCATAGAGACTTTGCAAAAAAGGCTTGCCCTGGTGATTATATTTACAACAGAGAGGAATATATAGCATCAGAAGTCAATAAAATGTTAAACAACAATTTATTGGAAATAAAACCAATAACTCAACCTATTCAAAATACAGAAGATATAAATAAATTCAACTATATTAAATACGCTGATGACTATGCAGATTTAAAAAAGGCTTTTGGATACGACAAACAGAAACTTTGGAATCATTATCAGACCTACGGAAGAAAAGAAGGAAGAAAAGTCTATTTTGACTTTGAATGTAAAAATGGATACCTTGTACAGGTTAAAATTAAAGACCTAAATATTAGAGAATCACATACTGTAAATTCAAAATCAAAAGGTTTTATAAAACCTGGTATATATACAATAGTAGAAGAAAATAATGGTTTTGGAAAATTAAAGTCTGGTATTGGCTGGATTTCATTAAAATATACGGAGAGAGTATGATGGATATTTGGGAATTAGTAGAAGAAGGAAAAATTAAAGATTTTTATCAATATAAAAAAGTAAATTATATAAAGAATCTAGAAGGTTATAGATTTATAGAATTAACTAATAAAAGAAAAATCACACCTCAAATATTTGGCTATTTTGAAACCATTGGAGAAGATACTATTGTTTTATACGACAGAAAAATGAATATATTGGAAGAAATAAAAAGAGAAGGTTAATACCTTCTCTTTTTTAATAAATATCACTAAAATCCCTTTTTAAAATATCTGGAACATAATCTATATTTCCAAATATCTTGTATAATTTAGCAAAATCATCATCATCCAAATAATCTTCATAGTATAGATATTCCAGATTCATCGTTCCTAATCTTTCATTTAACGACTGCAACAAATATCTATATGTGTGTCCGTGATTTAAAAAATCATATTTTAAACATTCATTAATTCTTTCATCTATATTCTTAATTAGTTTAACTGTTGATTCCCATTCATAAATCATTATTATTCAATCTTTCCTTCAAATCTTTTATCAAATTATCATATCTATTTCCAAATAGTTTTTCTGGTTCAATCTGATAACTAACCATTGATATATATTTGAAAGAATAATGATGAAGACTAACTTCCTTTATTTCTATTATAATATAACCATTTTTTAGAAAAGCATCTTGAATTGTTGCTAAGAAATATTCAAAGTCTGGAATTTCTAGTTCTATTTCATTGTATTGGTTGCTTTCCTTTAAATATTCTAAATAATTCATAATTTATCTCCTTTATAAAAATTTTACTTCTGTAACTTCATCTCCAACAAAAACCAACTGAACTGCATATATATAATCTTTGTAATCTGTTCTAATATTGATTCTGTAATATTCTCTACTCATAACTGTAATAGAAACTCCTTTTAAAGCTACATTATATATGCTTAGATTCTTCTTTAAATCTTCCGATAATCTTTCAACAACTTTCTTTTGGTTTCCTTTTAGAGATGTTTTTACTGTCTTTTCAACTTCTATTTCTACTAATGAAATTGTCATATAAAAGCACCTCCATATTTAATAATATAATATATTATATAAGTTTAGAGGTGCTTTTATAGACTAAATTTTAAATTAATTTAATGAATTGTCAAACCAATAGTATTATTCTTTGCACATATTTTTTGTTGTTCTGGTCTTATATATTTATAATACAAATGATTCTCAAATTCTTCTATTGCATTTCTCCAAATTTTATAATATCTTCCTCCTAATTTATATGGATTATCTGAAGGATATACTCTAATTGACATAAAATCTTTATCAAGTTTAAGTTCTTCTTCAATTTTGTTTTTACAATAATCAATACCAAGATTCCAAACTATTTGATATTTCTTCCCGTAAGGATTATAATCTTTCATATAAAAGACATCTTCTACAATACAATTTTTATTAACTTTCATATTAAAATCTCCTCTCTAAATTAATTTTATAGTTTAATACTTTATTATTAGAAATTTTCTTACCATTTATTACTGCAGGTAAGCTGTTCCAATATAAATAAGTACTAATATTTTCTACTTCAATATGGAGACGCTCATCAGAAGCAATATCTCCTTTTACATTCATTGTAAATTCTTCCTTTGTCTCCTTTGGAATTGAGACTACATATACAGAAGGAACACAAACTGTAACTTTTACTTCTTGACTTCCTTCAGTATGAACTGTGTTGTATTCAACACTTGCAGTGGATGCTGGTCTTGATTCTGCTTCTTTCCAATCTGCATAAACTGTAACTGTTTTATTGTTTACAGTTACTAAAATTGAGATTAATACAATCTCTAAAATTAATAATAAATTTTTCATAATTTATTACCCCCTTAATTTTTTTATTTATATATTATATTACTGTAATAATACAAATATAAATATTTTTTATAAAAATATGTTTGATACGACTGTTTTTTGCTTTACTCCTTGACTCATTCTTATGGAGTCAAATTACTAATAAAAAAAGAAGAAAGTCCAGTGTAGTTTGTTTTTCTTTTATTAGTTATAAAACTATATATTAATTCTTAAAAAAATAATTTTTTATATTTAAAACTCTTATTTATAAATTTTTATTTTTATTTATTATTATAGGGAAAAATTTGCAAAAATTTTTTAAAGAATGGCTTAACCACGGTAAAAACTGGCAAAAAAGTTTCATGAAATTTCATGAAACTTTTTCATTAATAAAATGGTAAAATATTAATAATAAAAATGTCAATAGATGTCAATTTTATTTATTGTGCAAATTGCACAAAAGAAATAAGAAAAGTTTGTATAATTTTTATGTTCTAGTAAGTCATTTTATTGCATATTTACTGTATTATTAGAATAATATATTATATAAAATAAATTTTATAAAGGAGATAAAATTATGGAAGAATTAATGCAGATTTTAAAAAGAAAGCAAGTTGAAGGTTATCAAATTAAAATGATTTACTCCTTCAACTTCAACAAATTTGGAATTATTCCAATTGACAGAAATGGAGAATTGGAAAAAGGGGAAGAATCTTCTTTATTTAATAGACTTGGAATATATGGAGTTTTTTGGAAAGATGAAGAAGATGTAAACTTCATATTTGACAGAGATGGAGTATTTGAAGAAATCTCTGCAAAAGATTATTTTAAAGGAGGAAATTAATATGAATAATTCTGATTTAAGAATTATGTTTACTGATTTTTATTTTGGAAAAGAAATGCCTATTCTAATAATTGGAGAAGTTCTTTCTGTAGAAAGAACTTATAGTACAACAACAGGAAGAGATATATTAGTTATAAAATTTATGAATGATGTAGATACTTATATATCAGATGAAAATTTTTTGAGAAAAATAATGAATATTGGAAGAGGCAAAGCAATGTACAGAGATTTGAATAATATTGTAACTGTATTTGGAAAAATAAAAATTTTTGTTGACCCATTTATGATTAATACTTATAAAATGTATATTGATATTGAAAATGAAGATATTGAAATTCCTTCAGATATACTTGAAATTATTGAAAAAATAAAAGATTTAGATAATATAATTAGTAAATTTGTATTAAAAAAAATACATACAACTCTTTTAGAAGTTGATGTAGATTTATTATATGATAAAGATTTTCTAGATGATGATGATTTTATTAAAATTTATAAAAGATTTAAAGATGAAAAAATAATTCCAGAAATATTAAGAGAAGATTTTTTAGAAATATATGGAGGTAATTAAAATTAAAGAAAACGGTTTTACAATTTATGGGAGATGTATTTCTCCAGAATTACAAGATATTTTAAATAAAGTAATTAAAGCAATTGATGACGGAAATCAATTCCAAATAAGAGAATCTTATTATTATACAATAATGGATTTTTTATTAAGTCTTGGAAGAACAGAGGAAGCAGAAAAAATTGCAAAGTATGAACATAAATATATTGTTCCAGAATCTAGATACTACAATACAATTTCACTAAATACTAACAATTATAAACCAAATAGAGCAGCAAGAAGAGCTGCAGCAAAACAAAACAGAAAGAGAGGTAGATAATTATGATAGGATATAAGAATCTTCTGGATGAAATGTTTTCAGAACTTACAGAAGAAGAAAAAGAAAGAAAGTTGAATGATTTAGGAGTAAAATCTGAAAGACAAATAAAAGAAGAAGAGATTGAAAAAGTTAGAGAAATATTAAATTCTAGAAAATTTAATTTAAAAGATTTGGAAGAAGTTGAATTTCCAAATATTCCTAGATTTGCAAAGACTTGTGTATCTGAAAATGCAATTTGTAAATATCTAGAGGAAAGATATGAAAAATATACTGAATATATTAAAGAAATATTAGAAGATGAAAATACTTGTGAAGATGTAAAGAATGCAGTTGATTTATTAAATAGTATTAAAGATTTTGAATATGATGAAGAATGCTTAGATGATTATATGGTTAGAGATTCTGAACAGTTTGAAATTGAAATAAACATTGACTTCAGAAAATTTTTAAAAGAATTTAAAGTAATTAGAAAAGAGAGTTGAAATTATGGGAGCATATATTTGCAGACAACCAAACGGACTTCTTTGCCGCTACTCAACAACAATAGATGATATAACTGATTATAATATGACAGAAGAAGATTATATTAATGATTATGTTTTAAGAAAAATGGATGAAGCAAGAAAAGAAGCAGAAAGAAGAATTAAGAATCTAGATGACTTTGAAGAAATGAAAGAAGTCTGGTATAACTTTAAATGTGTTGAAGAGTATGATGAAGAAAATGAATGTTATTATGATGAACCAAAGATAAATGAAGAAAATTTAAAAGAATTCAATAAGATATTGGAAGAGATGGAGAAGAAGGATTAAGTTCCTTCTTCTTTTTTTTATTAGTTTTAATAGAACACCTTTTTGTCGTTTATTGCTAAAAATGTATTATAAAAATAATACAACATATATATAATATATTAAATAAAACATTTAAGGAGGTATTGTTTATGTCAATACTAATAAAGAAAAGATTTTACAACAAGGAAGAAATCCAAGAAATAAAAGAATCTGTAAGAGTTGAAGATATTATGGAAGCTTTTGGATATGAACCAAACAGAGCTGGCTATTATGAGTGCCCTAATCCAGCTCACGATGATAGACATCCAAGTGCTAGAATCACGGATGAGAAAAAGTTTTGTAACTGCTTAACTTGCTTCTCTTGTCCAGATTTAGCAGAAAAGGAAGTTAATATTATAGATAATCTTAAACTAGTTGAATATTTAACTGGTGAAAAAAATTTTATTAAGAAAGTAAACTGGCTTATTGATTTTGCTAACGATAAAGACATAACAATTAAAAAAAAGAAAGTTGTTACAGAATCAAAGATAGAAACAAAAGAGGAAGAAAATGAAGATTTTTATAAAAATCAAATTGACTTTGCTTTAAAATCTTCAAAAACTATTCATCAATTACATACTGAACATAAGTATTTCCTTGATGAGTATTTGAGTAAAAGAGGAATAAAATATGAAAGAATTAAAGACTTTCTTACTTTAAATAAAATAGAAATAAGACATAACTATTATAACGATATAAATAGTTGTCTTATCAATATAGATAATAAACAGATAATCCAGAGGCAAATAGAGGACTATCTACAAGATAATCCAGAAAAACCTCACGGAAAATTTGTTAAAGGTCATAACTCCTATACATACTTAAACAACAATAACAAAGAAATTATGATTTTTGAAGGATTCTACGACTTCCTCTCATATTTATCTATAATGGAAGTCAGTGATTTTTCAAAAACAGACTTTGTTGTATTAAATTCAGTAAGAAATGTTAAAAAGCTTCTTACTGAAAATGATTTAGAAAAATATGAGGTTGTTGGAATCTTTACAGATAACGACGATGCAGGAAGAAAAGCAGCAGAAGAAATTCAAAATAAACTAGTTAGTCCAGTTGTTATGTGTTGCTTCCCAGAGAATAAAGACTGGAATGAAGACATAATAAAGATGGAACAGATAAACAGAGAGACTAGAACATTTAAGAAAGGTTTAAAGTAATAATAAATAGAAACTAATATATAATATAATAATTCAAGCTAAGAAAGCTCCTTTCATAAGTTGTAAAGTCTCCTTCCTGAAATCTCAGTAGGAGACTTTACTTTTATAAAGGAAAAAGAATGAAAGATGAGGGAATTTTATGAAGAATAGCATAAGAAATTTTTGGTAAAGCAGGCGGAATGTTCCGATGAATATATTGGAATTAAAGATTTGTTAAATGAAAAGGAATATAACAATATTAATAATAAAATAGAAACTTTAAACAAATGTTTAGATTTTGTTTCTGTTGAGATGGTAATTCATAGAAAGAAGTATATCACCCAAGAGATGATACAACTTCTTCTCTATGAGAAAGTTTCTAAAGATAAATTAAAAGATACTGAACTAAACACTGATTATTACGGAAGGGATGGAAGAAGCCCTTTAAGAATGGATTTAAACTTGATTATATCGGAAATAGCAGAGCTGTTAATTTTGTTTCAAAATACTAGTTTTGATATTAATCCAGATTCAGTGCATAACACCAGAACAACAAGAAGCAACTACAATACAGATTTTATATATAAGAACTGTTATATAGAAGTTCAATCTTCATTCAAAGAAATATCAAAAATTTTGATGAAGGAAGCAAAGTACAACGGAATATTAAAGTTATATAATAACGATGAACCAATTTATATACTTCAGCAAAAAATTAATAAAGACGGTTCAACCTTGTATAAGATAGTTGATATAAGGAAGATTATTAAAGGAAAAACAGTCTGTAGATTCTCAATGAAACCAGAATTTGAAATAGATAATGAAGGAGAATGGTTACCTTTAAATGAATTGAAAATAGGAGCTTAAAAAACTCCTATTTTTTATGAATGAAGCATATAATAAATAGAGTTATTTTTATTTTATTAGTTAATAAATTGTTGAAAAACAATTTATTGAAAGGAGTTGTAAAAATGAAAACAGAAGAAGATATTGCAAAAGTATTTTCTGAAATTGAATTAGAATTAATAGACAATTTAAAAAGACATATCAAAACACATTCAAAAGATGTCGTAACAGAAGGTTTTGATTGGACAATGTGGCAAACAGAACAACTATATCAATTAACACTATTCAATAAAGAATATAAAAAAAGATACCCTGAATATTTCAAAAAGATAAACAATGAAATAAAAGATATAATTAGAGAATCTTATATATTAGGTTTAAATGACCAAGACAGAATAATTCTAAAAGCAATTTTAAAAGGTGCTACTGTTAGTCCTTCTAAAACTAATAAAAAAAGATTAGAAAAGGTTATAGGTTCAACGACAAAGCAAAAAGCTAAAAAGCTTATTCAACAAACTTCTTTCTTTGTTCCAAATAAAAGAGCTTTAAACTCTTTATTAGATGAATCAATGACAGGAATTATAACAGGAGAACAGTCTATTTTAAGAAAAATGGATGATGTTTACAGAGATATAATCTTTAAAAGTCAGGTTTATTCTCAATCAGGTTCAAAAACTCTCTATCAATGTGTAGATATGGCTGCAAAAGACTTTTTAGACGCTGGAATAAACAACATAATATATAAGAACGGGGCCCACGTAAATATTCAAAGCTACGCTGAAATGTCTGTAAGAACAGCAAGAAAACAAGCATATATGAAAGGTGAAGCACAAGCAAGAGATGAATGGGGAATAAATACAGTTCAGGTTTCTCAATATGGAGCCTGCTCAAATGTTTGTCTTCCATATCAGGGAAAAGTTTATGTTGATAATATTTATTCTTCATATAAACCAACAGAAATTCCAAAATATCCACTTCTATCGGATGCTATTGCTGGTGGTTTATTCCATCCTAACTGCAGACACACAATGTCAACCTTTTTTGAAGGTATTAATGAAGAATATATGCCAATGAATACAACGGAAATATATGAGAATAGCAAGTTAGAAGAAAAGCAGAGATATATGGAAAGAAATATAAGAAAATACAAAAGATTAGAACTAGGTTCTCTAGATACTGAGAATAAGAAAAGATACGGACAATTAAAAGAAAAATGGGAGAATCAATTACATAAACTAGTAAAAGATAATAAACAACTTAGATACGATGAATGGAGAACCAGTAACCAAGAAATAGAAAGATTACTTTCTGCAGGATTATAAAAGAAGGAACTAAACTTCCTTCTTTTTTTATTAGTAAAAATACACAAAAAAAAAGAGTTATAGAATGGAACTCTATAACTCTCAAAGATGGGGGATTAAAAATTGACTTTTAATCAATATTATATTAGGTTTTAGGTTACTATATTATACTACTAATAATATTAAAATACAACTAAAATATTAATATTTTATTCTTTTTCTGTCTTATACTCAGTTTTATTCTTTTTTTGTTTATTTAACCCGTACTGTCTTAATATTTCTTTTGCAAAGACAGTGAATACAAACAAACCTACTGCAGAAATTCCAAATACATAAAACTTTATCATAGTTACAAAAGAAATCAAAAGAACACAAACTGTTATAATTGTTGAAATTATATCAATAAGATTCATCTTGAAAAGGAGAGAAAAGCTAAAAATCAAGACTAAAACTGATATAAAACCTGCAATTCCTACATAAAAATAATCAAAAAAAACATTTGTCAACATAATAATTACTCCTTTCTTTTATCTAATTTTAATTTAGCATACTTGTTCCAAAATTTCAAGTATTAATATATTATATTTATATTATTTTTAATATAAAACAATTTTTCTTCCAAATAATATGAATAATTTATTAATAATAATATATAATATTAATAGGAAGAAGCAAAGAAAAGAATCTTTTTTCATAAAATAATTATCTCCTTAATGTGTTGAAAGAGGCAGTTTCCCAGAACTGCTTCTTTTTTTGTGCAAATTGCACAAAAAACTAATAAAAATAAAAGAAAATTTCTCCGTTTTAATTAATCATTTTTATTTATAAAACAGATTAACAATATATAAAATATATTATATTAAAAAAGATGGAGGGATTTTTAAATGGAAAAATATAGGGGTAATTTTTCCTCATTTATAGAGGAATACAACAAAATTCAAAATATTCTCTATGGAACAGAGAATAAAGTAAAAGTGGAAGTACACACTTTCAAAAAGTACTTAACAGACAATAAGGATAATATAACTCTTATGAAAGAGCTATTAACAAGTGAAGGAAAGCAGTCACTTGCAATTGGTAAAGCTGGAAAAGGAAAAACTTTTTTAGCTAACACTTGCTTCCAAGAACTTGCAAAGAAAGCTACTGACAATGATATTTATGTTATTTTCTTACCTGGAACAGCCCAGACTTCACAACTTAATAAAGAGTATAATATAATATCAGTTGTAGGAAAAACTCCTGATATTATCACATACAACTTTAAAGAAAATAAGATTTTTGGAGTTGTTTATGATAAAGCAACTGATATTGATGAGATTTACAAGAGATTTCCAAATCTTAAGATTCACGCTCTTGTAGATGAAACACACAACAGCGTTTCTCAATCTGGTTTCAGACCTGAAGCAATTGAAGGTCTTGAATATTTCAAGAACCAGATTTTAGCTCATAATGGTTCTGTTGTTCTTCTTACTGCAACTCCTCAGGTTGTTCAATATGAGAAGTTTGACAGAATTATAGATTTTGAGGAAGAAGGAGAATATACAGCTCCAACAAAAGAATTTAATATTTTTGTAAATTCAAATAGCCAAGATTTTGAAGCTTTTGCTCTTGCAAAAATTAAGGAAATTGGAAAGAATCAAATAGTAAGATACAATTCTAAGAGTGCTATTGATTCAATTGCATTAGAGTTATCTAAAAAGAATAAGGTTTTAAAATCTTATAGAGAACTTGGAAAAGATAATATAGTTCTTAATCAACTTATTGAAACTTCAGTTCTTCCAGAACACGATTATATTCTAACAACTTCTCTTATAGATTGTGGAATTAATATCAAGAAAGATAGAGATGAAGCTCTTACATTTGTTATTCCTAACGCAAATAATATGAATCTTCTTGATATTGAGCAGTTCTTAAACAGACTTAGAGGAACTGCTAGAAGCTACAATATAATTATAAATAACAGCGGAAGAGAATTCTACCAAGAAGGAAGTTTTTCAGAATTTGTAAAATATAACTACAAAGAAGTTGATGAGCAGATAAGTCTTCTAAATATGTTATTAAGTTATTTGAAATTTAAGTACAATGACGATAAAGCAAACTTAAGAAAAGAATTTGAACACAATCTTGAGTTTGAAACTTTAGAAGGAAAAAGAAATGATTTAGGATGTATCTTCTTAAATCAAGAAGGAAATATAGATATAAATAAGAAGAAGATGTTTTACAAAGCTTTTAGAGAATACAATAGCCAGTTCTATTACAATATAGATTCTCTTAAAAATGCATTAGTAGAACTCTTCAATGTTAAAATTAATATCTTTGAAGATGATGGAACTTATGAAGAACTTACTTCTTTGGAAGAGAATTCTATTGAAATAATGAAGAATAAGAGTCTTGAAGAAGTTGAGAAAGATGTTAATCTTAATTATGTTAAAAGGTCTAGCATCTACAAGCAAATTAAAGAATTTGTTTTACTTGGTGAAAATGAGAATGAAGTTAAAGATTTCATATACAAATCTAGAGAAGAAAAAGAAAATATTTCAAAGGTTGTAAAAGAAACAAAAGAAGAAATTGATAATCTTCAAAATATTTTCAACGATTTATCTGATAAAGAAAGAGAATCAAAAGTTGAAGAATTACAAGACCTTTATAAGAAAAAGAATGATGCAGAAGAAGCTTTTAAAAATGCTTCCAATATAGTTAAAGAAGCTTTCAGAAACGCATCTAAGGAATATCTCACAAACCTTTCTGAATTAAACATTGAAGAAACAGAAAGAATTTATAATGAATATAATGAAGATGACTTAATTATAAGTGATACTTCAAAGATTGTTCTTAATTCTTACTATGGAAATGAAATTAGAAAAGCTCTTGATTCTGGTTATTCATTAAAGGAAACAATTGAAGTAATTTCTAATAGCCAACAAGATGTAACAATTTCAAACTACTTCAATTTAAGACAATACATTTATATGAACAATGCTTTCTTAAATGATAGAGAGCTTTTAAATACAAAAGCAGGAGAAGAATATGAAAAGATTGTTTCTTATTTCTTCTACAACAACGGAAACAGCAGAAATAAAGTCTTAACAGATAAGAACTTAAAAGAACTTGCTTCTAAGCTTGGAAAGAAATACACAAACAAGAAACTTTTAAAAGTTATCTGCTTAGCTTTCAATATTTCAGATAAAACCAACTCACCTACTTCTCTTAGAAAAGAATATAAGTCAGAATATTTATTCTAAAATTTATAAAATAAAGGGCTTTTAGTGAATAAAGGCTCTTTATTTTTATTATAATATTATAAAGAATCTTACAAAGGAGAAATAAAAGAGATGGAAGAAAAATTTAGGAAAATAGAGGAAGTTTTAAATACTTTTAATTTGAAAATCAAGCTTGCAGAGGAAATTGAAGCTACAAATCCAGAGGATGAAGAATTAAAGAAATTGGATGAAGAAATAAGGAATATAAACGACGCACTAGATTCCATTATGTACGATAAGTTCTATTTTATTATTGAGTACTATTACTTTGAAAGATGGAGTAAAGAAAGAATAATGAAAGAATTTAAGATTGATTACCCTTGTTTCAATATTAACAGAGATAGACTTCTTCAAAATCTTATAAGATTTATGAAACTTTAATATAATATAAAAAATAAAAAAGCGATGGTTTAAGTCTTTTTTCACCAGAGATTAAGTTCTCTGGTGTTTTTTATTTTATTAGTTAATAAATTGTTGAAATACAATTTATTGATATATATAAGTATATATACAAAGTATATACTAATAAAGAAAAAAGATATACATTTGTTGCAACAGATTCTTCCAAAAATTAGAAAAGTATATACAAAGTATATACATAAAAATAGTAAAAAATATAAAATTTATACAAAAAAGTTCCAAAAAAGATAAAAAAGTATGTTAAAAATGATATATTTATTCTTAATATGGTAAAATTGTCTAAATTTCTTTTAAATTCTTATAAATTTCTTGTTCATTTTTTACAAAATCAATGTCATAACCTCATATAAAAAGTTCTGGAAAAGAAAATTTTCTATGTTCAATATTGTGTTCAAAATATATTAATAAAATAGTAAAATATTAATATTAAAATATATATACTGCATTAAACAAGTTATTAGTGAAAAATTTAAGAAAAATACTTGACAAAGCAAAATTTATAGTTTAATATAATAAATGTAAAGATTCTTCATAAAACCTTTCAGAAAAAATAAAACATATGTAATCGTTTCTTTTATCTTGGACAAGGAGTTCAGTTTCTACTGGGCTCCTTGTTTGTTATATTTCCCACTGTTTTGTATATAATAATTATGAGTACAACTGAATAAGTTGTATTGTTTTCCTCCTTTTTATTTTCCTCTTAAATTCCATCTTTTTAAGGGTTAGAGAATACAACTGATAAAGAGTTGTTTTTCTAACCTTTTTTTATTATTTATTTCTTTCTTAGGGAGTTGTTAATATGGATAAATTAAACAAAAAAGAATTGCAATTTATAAATGAATATCTTTCAAACGGATTCAATGGAAGCAAGGCTTATAAAAAGGTTTATAAGTCCTGTAAAAGTGACGGAACTGCTAGAACAGAAGCGTCCAAATTACTAGCAAAACCTAACATTAAGAAAGAAATAGAAAAAAGACAGGAAGAGCTAAGAGCAAAGTCTGAAATAAAAAGAGAAGATATATTGAATGATTTAAGAATAATCAAAGATGTCAATATCTGTGATTATATGAAGATAGTTAAGAAAGAAAGACTAGTTCCTAGAATTGATGAAGAAACTGGAGACAGCATTCTTGTTCCAGAGGAATATGAAGTTCTAGTCTATAAGGCAACAGATGAGCTCACAGTGGAACAACAGAAAGCAATTAAGTCAATAGAGATGACAAAAACAGGAATTAAATACACTTTCTATGACAAAGATAAAGCAATTGATACGATTAATAAGATGCTTGGATTCTATGATAATCAAATAATACTCAATAAGACTATTAATACAGACTTTTTAAAAGATAAATCAACAGAGGAATTATTGAAAATGTTGGAGGAAGAATAAATGACAGAAAAAGAGATTCTAAGAACCTGTATTAAAGTTGAACTAGCAAGAAGAAGCTTCTACTGCTTCTGCAATCTTATGATTCCTGGAATGTACAACAAAAATCATCCATATTTAAAGAAGTTATGCGACGACTTGCAAGATTTTTGGGAGAATGATAAAAGAAAATATTTCTGTCTTTCTCTTCCTCCTAGACACGGAAAAACTCTTACAATAGGACTTTTTGTTGATTGGGTTCTTGGTCAAGATAAAAACAACAAGGTTATGACTGGAAGCTACAATGAAGACTTTGCAGGAGATTTATCAAAGGTTATAAGAGATAGAATACAAGAAATAAAGGTTGATGAAGATAAAGTTATTTATTCTGATGTGTTTGAATCTTCAATTGAAAGAGGCTCAGCACAGGCTAAAAAATTTAAGCTCAATGGCTCAATAGGAACCAATGTTCTTTCAACTTCAATAAATGGTTCTGCAACTGGTATGGGCTGCAATCTTCTAGTGCTTGATGATATGTTAAAATCGGCCAGTGAGAGCTATTCCTCAAAGCAGAAGCAGAAGATTTATGATTGGTTTTCTAATACAATGTTTTCAAGACTAGAAGGAAATAAGAAGAAAATTATATTGATTGGAACTAGATGGTGTAAAGATGACTTAATAGGAAAGATTATTGAAGAAGATAAAGAGAACTGTGTTGTAATAAATATTCCTGTTATTGATGATGAAGATAAGCTCCTTGCTCCTGATATTTTTTCTTATGAAGATTATTTGGAAGCAAAGAAGAAAATGTCAGAAGAAGTCTTTTCTGCTAACTTTCTTGGAATTCCTCTTGATGTCAAAGATAGAATGTATAGGAATATAAATGAATATGAATATCTAGACAAGAACTATATTATAAAGAATTACAATCAAGAAGAACATAAGTTTGATGTTGAAAAGATTAAAGATGAAAATGGAAGAATGATTGCATATATTGATACCGCTGACCTTGGTCTTGACTTCACTTCTTGCATTATCGCTAAAATTCTTAATAACAAGATTTTTATTGTTGATATTTATTACACACAAGACCAGATGGAAATAACAGAAAAAGTTGTTGCTCAAAAATTAACTCAATTTAATGTTATTAACTGCCTTATTGAAGGAAATAACGGTGGTAGAGGTTGGGCAAGAAATGTTTCAAGATATTTGATTGAAATGGGAAATAGAATGACCAGAATAGAGACTTTTACACAGACAAAACCAAAAGATTCAAGAATATTTACAAACTCTCACAATATAGAGAATTATGTCTATTTTCCTTTTAAATGGGAAAATAGATTTCCAGAAGCTTTTAAGAGTATGGTTGAATACAAAACAAAAACAAAAAATGAGCACGATGACTTTGAAGACGCTTTAACTGGTGTATTTGAAATGTTTGAGAAAATGGGATATATGCCTTCTTATTAATTATGGGCTTTATGATTTGTTAGTGCCTCAGAATATTGAGTTGCCCGCACGATAGATAAACTAATAAAACAAAAACAGAATGGCTTTCTTTTTCTTTTATTAGTATTTATTTTATTTTTTGCTTTCTTTTTTAATATAATAAAAAGAAAATATTAGTCCTAAAAAGGAGAAGTAGAAATGGTTAATTATAACAATCAAAACTTTTTAAATGTTGATTTAAACCAGGCTATGAAGGAAAAATTAAAGAGATTTTTAACTTCTTTTTATACATTCCAAGTTAGAGATTATTCTTACGATGTAACAATAGAAGAAGGAATTTCTTTCAAAGAGAATCTTTCAGAGAATAAAGTATGGAGTAGAGGAGTTCCAAAAGAACTAGAACAATTTTATTCTATGTTTACAGAAGTTGATAAAACTTCCTTCTGGGGTTCTTCCTCTATGGTTGAAAATATTAGGAAAATTCATATTGATTTACCTAATTTAATGATTAAAACTCTTACAGATATTACTGTAAATGACCTTAGATATACAGATATAACCAATGAACAATACAAGGAAATATGGAATCAAATTGAGAATGACAATAAATTCAACAAATCACTCAACAAGATTCTTAAACAGGTTCTTACTTATGGAGACGGTGCTTTTAAAATTTCTTTTAAGCCCGATATGATGGATGTTCCTGTTATTGACTTTATTCCAGCAGAAAATGTTGATTATATTGTTGAAGATGGAAGAATAAAAGAAACTGTATTCAAAAAGACTTTCAAAGATGGAGAAAAGAAGTTCTTCCTTATGGAGTTTTACGGTTTTGGATATGTGAAATATGTTTTAGTAGATGAGAATTTTGTTGAATATCCATTGAATACAATTCCAGCTCTTAAAAATTTGAAAGATATTGTATTTTTAAGGAATGATGGAAGAATAGATAACTCAATTAATTTAGCAATTCCTTTCAAAATCTGGGAGTCAGAAATTTATGAAAATAGAGGAAAATCAATCTTTGACGGAAAGAAACAAAGCTTTGATGCTTTGGATGAAGTTTATTCTCAATTCATAGACGCTATGAGAAAGGGAAGAGTTCAGAGATATATTCCTGACTGTATGATTCCAAAAGATAAAAACGGAAATCTATTGATGAAGAATGATTTTGCAAATACTTATATTAGTTTACAGACTCCAAACCTTATAGACCAGAACCAGAGTTATCAGGTTCAACTTATTGAACCAGAACTTCAGGTTGAAAAGTATGAGGCAGCTTATTCCATCGCTCTTTCTGACTGTTTACAAGGTTGGATTTCACCTTCAACACTTGGAATTGATTCTGATAAAGTCAATGAAAATGCAACAGCAGAGAGAGAAAAAGAAAGAGTAACATTGTTCAGTAGAGACAATATTGTTGAACAATTAACCTATGTTATGCAGGAAGTTATTGAGACTTCTATCAGATTTTATTGCTATCAGATGGGAATTGCTTATAATGATGATTATGAAATATCTATTACTTTTGGACAATATGCATCTCCATCATTTGATTCACAGGTAGAAACACTTTCAAAGGCTGCTCCTGGAAAGCAAATCCTCACTTTTGAACAGATTCAGAAAGAATTTTATCCTGATATGCCAGAAGAAGAATTGATGAAAGTAGTTGAAGAATTAAAGAGACTAAACGGAGTAGGCGTTGAAATGGATTATCTAAATCTTTTTAATGATAATAATGATTTAGAAACAACTCAGGAATTTGACGGAGAAGAGTCAGTCGCTGGAGATAATAGACAGGACGACTTACTCACTGCACTTTAATTATAACTAATAAAAAAACAATAAAATGTATTTAAACAAATTATTGAATTATGTAAGAATAAAAGAGAGGGCTTTTTTGCCCTCTCTTATTTATTATAAAATTTTTCACAAACTTTTTTTATATCTTTTGTGCAATATTCACAAACTTTTATTTTCTTCCATTTTTCATTCATATTTCTTATATTATAGAAGTAATATATATTAAAGATAAAACAAATAAGAAAGGGTGGAACATTTATGAAGAATAATTTAGTTATTGAAACATTTAAAGAATTAAGAGGAGGAATTAAGAAGAATCTTGAATACATACAGTATTGCAAGATAAAAATGGAAGATGGAAGGGACCTTATAATGAAAAGAAAGGATAAATACCTCTTCCAGCAACTAATCAAGAAATATCATTTGGAAGGAAAAACATTAGAAATGATATTTGCTAATCTAGAGAATATAAACAATAGATTAAAAAGAAATCCAGAAGAAGGAGAAGAACTTGGAATTCTGGAAAGTAATTACAACTATTGTTACTATAATATAGATTATGAAAACAGATTCTTTTCTCCTGAGTTTTTGCAAAATGTCAAAACAGTAACAATTTGAGAGCTTCTTTAAGCTCTCTTTTTTTGTGCTTTTTTTGACTCATTCTTCTGGAGTCAAATTACTAATAAAAAAAGAAGAAAGTCCAGTGTAGTTTGTTTTTCTTTTATTAGTATTTAATTCTATATATTTATTAATTTAAAAAAATTATTAATTATTATTTTTTTTATTTTTATTTATTATTATAGGGAAAAATTTTCAAAAATTTTTTAAAGAATGGCTCAACCACGGGCAAAACTAGGAAAAAAGTTTCATGAAATTTCATGAAACTTTTCTGACATTTATTGACATTTTTTATATTAATAAAAGTATAAAAAATTAATATAAGTATAGAACACTTTTCTATATAAAAATTTCATTTTTTAGTTATTATTATATTATTCTAGTAATATAATAATATAAATAAACATTAAAGGAGATTTGAAGAGATGAGAGAAGAAGAAATGCATTATTCAAAGTATAAAAACAATTACAGTTGGTGCAAGACAGTTCCTCATTCTTACAATGAGCAAACAAAATTCATCACTGTAATAATTGATGAAGAGGAAGAATACAGAAGATATAGAAATAAGTTTGATGAAGGAATAAAGAAGTATATAAGAGAAGCTGGAACAAGAGGACTAGATATTGATACAGTTTATACGATACTAAACAAAAATATATATGATTCAAAGCTAACAGATGCAGACAAAGATATATATTTTGAAAGTTTGGAAGAACAATACAAAAATATTAAGAAAGGAGATATTTAAAAATGATGAATATCAAAGAACAATTAAAGAATATTAAAGAGGTTTCTGGTTTAGAACTCAAAAAGACTTCTTTGGATGTAGATTCTGCAGTATGGAAGAAATACGCAGAGACAGCAAAGAAGACAAATCTTTCAATGAAATATGTCAATACTGTAATGGTTCAGTATTTCACAGAAGAACTTGAAAGAATTATGGAGGAAAGATGATTACATTAAGTATAATAGGCTTCATATTGATGGTTGAAGCAATAAATAACAATATAGAATATTAAAAAATAAAGGAGATAGTAAAATGGGAAGACTATTCAAGATAAAAGAAGATAATAGAATCTTAATTTTAGGTTCTGATGAAATAGTTATGAGAGATGGAAAACCTTGTGTTTGTGTTAGAAGCATAAGTAGTAAAGATGGAGAATTTACTCCAGGCTGTATAACAGTTGAATATAAAGAAGTTGAAGAAGTTGCAATATATCAGATGGACAACGGTGAATATATTGTAACAAAGAAAATTTAAAGGAGATAAAAAATTATGAATAATTGTATGATAGCTAATGAGCTAAATAAAAAAATAAGAGATTTAATTAATGGCTTTTGCCATATTAGTGCAAATATGGAAGAAGGAACTTTAGAAAATGGAGAAGTTTTATTTGAATTTGAAAAAGAAATAAAATGTGATAATCCTGAATTAGATTCTCTAGCAATAATTGTTAGTGAATATTTTAAGAATAAATTGATTCCAGAAATAGAAAAGACAATATTTGAAGACATATATAATAACTTTAAAGGTTATAAATTTAACGGAAGTACAGTTTTATATATGCTTGGTGGAGACTTAGAAAACTTTCATAATAGTTTCCCTAATCTTACAACAAATTGTTCTTATATAATTACAGTTCCAAAGAAAGTGTTTCCAGAAGGAATTACAATGTTAACAATTGATGAGAATGAAAAGTATATTTATGATTCTTATATTGCTCTATATTCAAATGAAGAGAATACTTTCCATATAAAATTTAAGATTGGAAAAAAGCTTGAAAAAGTTAGAGGTTTGTATGAACTAAAGGATAGCAATCATTATATAAAAGCATATAAAAAAGATGTAGATTTTGTTGATGGAGAACTTATTTACTTACCTGAAAATATTCCAGTAAGAGAAGTTCAAAAGCCAAAAGGTATGTATGATTTTTATATTGGAAGTGCAAAATTAAACAATTTAGATTCTATTTTAAACGATGAGTTAACAACATATTTAAATAGTTATATTTCACTAGCAAAGCCACAATCATTTAAAGATAGAAAAGTTGAATACGATGAAACTATTGACGATTTTTTCTTCTTAGAATTTAAAGATGTAGTTAAATTAGATAGAAAATGTCAAAAGATTTTTATCTATGATTATTTCAAAAACTACACAGATAATGTTATAATTCCTATATTGAAAAATTATAATGAAGGTTATAAATACAATCTAGTAATTAAGACAATAGAACCTGATTATGACCAATATGGAGACGATTATAACTATCTTATTAATTTAAAAATTTCAAAGAAAGATTGAGGAAAAATAAATGATGACAACAGAAAAAAGAAGAAAGAAGATTGATATAAGAGACTATATTACAGAACTTTCATTCCTAGAAGATGAAGACTTAATTGAATGGTGCAATGTATTTAATAAATATGTTGAAGAATATCATAGAATGAATAATGAATCATCGGAAGAAGTTGAATATAAAGTTCTTACTGATTGCGGAATAGAACAGTTTCCAGACTGGACTATATATACTATAACTAATAAAATAAAAAAGGAAGAGGAATAAAACCTCTTCTTTTTTTCTTGAACATTTTTTTGAATAGTTGGAGAATATTATTTATATAATATAATATACACAAGAGAGAATCTTGTGTAATTCTAACATTTGTCAATAAAAGGCACTTGTTGGAAAAGAAAGTGTAAAAATAACTATAGGCGGAAGTGGGAGGAATAATAAAAATTAAAATTAAATATTTACAAAACTAAATTTTTTGAATAGTTTAAATATAGGGTTTGTCTTACAAAAAAATATTTAAATTATTTGTTAATTTATGTTTAGCGTATAATTATCGGTAAAATTTTATTTGGAAGTTGGAAGCAGATGTCAATAAAAGGCATCTGCTTTTTTCTTGTATTTTTCTTTTATTAGTTCTTTTGTGCAATATTACTAAAAGATTTAGACATAAGACCGTTTCTTTTGTTATATTTTAATAAAAAGAAAATATAATATATAAAGTTGTTTGTGCAACTTATACAAATACTCCAAAATGTTATGAGTTAAAACTGTCAGCTATAGGGAGACACCCTTAAAAACTGGAATAGAAAGGAATAAAAATATGGAAAATATGGAAAATGTACAGGAAAATGTTGCTGAAAATCAGGAAAACACAGCAACAGAAACAAAGGAAATTGATTACAACAAGATTCAAGAAATTGTTGACAAAGCAACTCAACAGAAGGAAAAAGCTGTTGTAAATAGTTATTTACAGCAAATGGGAATGAGTGAGGAAGAAGCTAAAGTTGCTTTTAATCAGTATAAGGAAAACAAAGTAAAACAAGAAGAAGAAAAGAAGAACAATGTTGAAGAACTTTTGAAGGAAAATGATTTACTTAAAAAGAGCTTAAACACTGAAAAACTTAACAACGCAATTAATTTGGAAGCTTTTGCACTTGGACTTGATTCCAAGACTGTAAAAGCAATTACTAAACTTGGAAACTTTGACGATGTCATTACAGACGGAGTCATTGATAATGAGAAAATCAAGAGCTCAATTAATTCAGTTCTAGATGAATATCCAGGCTTTAAATCCGTTTCTACTTCATCAAATTCAAAGATAATAGAAGTAGGAGCTCCAAGCGGAAATAAAGAGGAAGATAGTTCAATGGATGAGTTAAGAAAGGCATTTGGTTTAAAACCTAAAAAAATAAAATAAAAATAGGATAATTGGAGGTCATTTAAAATGGCAAATACTTATAATTATGCTGAAAAATTTCTTCCTTTATTGGATGAAATTTACATTGAAAACGCTAAGACTGGTATTTTAACTGGTTCTAATAACCAAGTAAAACCTGGTCTTAATGAAGGTGAAGTTCAGATTGCAAAAAGAACTTTAACTGGACTTGGTGACTTCTCAAGAAGTGGTTCTGAATCTACTACTGCAGCTTATGGTTACACAGAAGGTTCAGTTTCTGTAAGTTGGGAAACCATCAAATATGATAAAGAAAGAAGCGCCACCTTCCGTATTGACCGTTTAAGTCAAAATGAAACAATGGAAGTTGCTTTTGGTGGACTTGCAGAACAGTTCATTAAGGAAAAGGTAGTTCCTGAAACAGACGCAGCTAGAATCGCTGCTATTTCTACTGTAGCTATTACAGCTGGAAACAACGCTTACGGAACACTTACAGATGGTGCATCTGTTATTGCAGCTCTTAGAGCTGGTATCAACAACCTTGAGGACCATGAAGTAGGTTCTGAATGGGTTCTTTTCATTAAGAGTGCTTATCTTGGAGCTATTCAGGATATGAACAGCTTTGCTTCAAAGGAAGCTCTTACTGCTTTCTCTGATATTATCACTGTTCCTTCAAACAGAATGTATTCTGCTATTACTCTTAACGATGGAACTGCTTCTTATGGATACACAAAGGCTGAAGGTGCTGTAGATATTGATTTCCTTATCGTAGCAAAGAACGCTGTTGTAGTTGATACAAAGCAGTATCTTAAATACTTCTCACCTGATGCTGACCAGTTTGGAGATTCTCATGTATTCAAATACAGAAACTACAATTTATATGGTAGAGTATTAGACAACAAGGTTAACGGTGTATATGTTCACACAGCAACAAATCCTGCTGGAGAATAATTTATAAAGTGAATAAATGCCGCTCTATATAGTGATATATAGATGAATAACCCCTGAAAAAACCTGGAAACCTAAATATAGAAATATACAAGGTAATCAGACCTGAAGTTACTGTTTAACAGCAGTAACAGGGGCAACGCATAGGAAGTGAAACTTATAACAGGGAATTATTTATATAGTTCCCTGTTATTTTTTAAAGAATATAATCTTCCCAAGAGTCAGGGGCTTGTTTTAATAAAAACAAGAAAAGATATGCTGAACTTATTGGAAACAATAAGAAAATAAGAGATAAAAAGCTCTTATGTGTTTTTCTTTTATTAGTATTTAATTCTAATAATTTGTTGAAAAACAATTTATTGAAAAAACTAATAAAACAAAAATAATAACAAAATTGGTTTATGTTCATACTGCTACCAACCCAACACCTGAACCAGAAGAAGACACATTCCCTATAGTTAGTGGAAACTTCCAATTAAATCAAGAGGAGGTATAAATAGATGAGTAAGATTAATTATTTAACATTCTCAGAAGCTGCTTTAAAAGAAACAGAAACTCCTGGCTTCTATGCTTTTACAGATGAATATGCAAATTCAATCTAT